TGACGTGGATATTCGCTTGGTCGCTGGCCTGCAGCATCGGCTTGGCCCCTTCAGCCGCCCGCATCCATACCTTGCCGCCAGTCTGCACTGCCAAGCTAACCCACCTTGATTGGATCTTGCAGTCCCCCAACGCAATAATATCAAGGTATTGCAGGCTGGTGCTGTGTACTAGGTGGTCTGCGGCGGCATAGGTCCCATCGTCCAGTATCGTGATGGTCGAATGCTCCTCTGCCGTCCCGTTCTCCGACGCCGCCAAAGCGGCGGCAAACGTCGTGTAGTCCCCGCCCGTTTGGGCTAGTGTTATGTGTGTTGGCATAGTTATACACCCTTAATTTTAGTTGTTCCTGCGGACGGTATAGTCAATGCTCCCAGGTCCGGAAACGTCACCGGTCCGCCGGCAGGGGTTGTTCCTGTGTCCAGTAGGGCTTTGAGACTGACTAAAAAAGTCTGCAAGTCCGGCCACATAGTCAATGGTGTTGACGCTCCGTCACCCAAGTTGACCATATCTGCAATGACGTTCACCGCCCCGCCCTTGACGTCAACATCGCCGTTGTCTTTCATGTGTATAGCCGTATCCCCTGAATATGACTGCAAAATCAAGCCGCCTTCGCCGTATGCATCAGCATCGCCATAGTTTATGGCATCTGGAAAAAACACGGCGTCTGAAAAGCTGTGCAATCTCGCCGTGTTTGGTCGATTTGCCTGATAACTCTGCAAAAATAGTGAAATATCCCGATCATTGGCCATCAACCACCCAAAATCACCGGCTTTTTGCTGCAATGTAATGAAAAATCTGGGGTTTCCGAACCGAAACACCGGTATATTGGCTATTTCTGCCCGCTCAACCTCGGTTCCGTCAGTAGAAACCAATCGAATCAAGGGCTTAACTGTCACTTTATTGGTTTTTGCGTCATACCCAGTCACCTGCACAGGCAACATAGTATCCAGGTTGTCCCGTATGTAGCCCCTGATCCATGTTCGCAGCACCGCTGAAAGGTCGCCTTTATCAGATACTTCCATAAATTACCAAGCCTTGCATTTTGCCGTATAAAAAAACGCATCATCATGGCTCGACACGTCAAAGCCAAGCTGTGCGATTATGTAATTACCGTTAGCTGCGGGATTGATTACGCTTTCCACTATGAGCCCCCCGCCAACCTCGCACGGGTAGCCGTCAATCAAAAACGACACATCTATTCCGTATTCTGTGATCGTTGGAACGCCGATCATGCCCGAATCGGCTGTAAGCCGTCTAACACGCCCTTTTACGGGTTTTTCATTGTCGGAGACTAGTAACACTCCGTCATCAAGAAAAGCCCGGCATTGTCCCAATTCCGCGAGCCGCTGCACTTGTCCCCACGCCGAGCCGGTATAGGTATAGGATCCAATCAGCTTATCCTGTGTTTCGAATTGCAGCACAGCCCCTATATCCGAGGCTACCCCCTGGGCCAACTCGGACAATCTGACCCGCCCCTTGCCACCGGTGCTAACTATTTTGTGGCTCGCTGTGTTGCCCGTTACCCCCTGGATTGTTACAGTATTATCCGGCGGTTGGCTAGGACTAACACCAACGATATCACCAACAAACAGAGGCTGCAAACCGGCCTTTTGACGCCCTGCGTCAAGGGTAACTAGGTGTTTGCTGGCCGTGCGATCAAAGGGCCGGACGTTGCCCAATAAATAGTTAATGGTTTCCCTCTTCAAGCCCTTTATATCTATACTGATTTCGTTTTTTTTGGCCGTGGCAAACTTAGTACCTGTGGCGTGTATAGCAAAGCCCGAATCGGACAGGTAATAGTGCATCTGCCCGTCAATTTCTATGCCAAGTCTAATGCTCCGCAGGTCCATTACATCCCCAATTCAGACGGTTCAAAGTAAAATAACCACTGACTTTTATTGAACTTCTCCCAATTGGGCAAGTCCCCGTCTTCGGTGTACAGAAACAGCCCGCCGTGTATACGCCAATAGTGAACGTAGGGGAATATCGGCGTATCTGCCACTATACGTTGACCATACACCAGGGGCTCGCCGTCTACCGTTATGTCGATAGCCGTGCAAGACCCGCAATCAACCAGGCGTATAGTCCACGGCACACCGCCCAGCATTGTGCTGATTTCTTGATTGGGAACGTTGGATAACTCAATAATTTTCGCCATTTAGCCCCCAGAGCCAAAGAATTTCTTAACTGCGTCTAGCCCCCCATCAAAAACTTCCGCAGCAGCCGACTTTTTTGTAGTATTTTCGGGCTCTTCTGCTTTTTTATTCGTCTTTTTTGTGTCAGACTGCCTTTTTTTGTTGACTTTTCTTTCAGGCAGTGTTCCAATGTCGGGCTCGGCCTCTTTCCACTCGATCAACTGCAACGCCCCCCTAACGGTGTCTGCCGTGTCTGCGCTCTCGCCGTGGGGCAAACTCTCAATGATCATCGAGGGGTATAGCTTTTCTCGAGTCTGTATAGCGACTATGCGCAGCTCCCGAAACGCCGCATGAATCTCCTCGAACGCCACAGCCAGATCGCCGGTCAGAACAAAATCTATCGAGATTTCCACCGGTGAAACAACAGCGTGATCTGACCTAACTGTGCCATTTTCCACGGTAAATTTGGTTATTTTTGTGGATTCCCTCACGTCAACGACCATTGGACTCACTGACTCAAAAAGAGGCTCCAGAGTCTGATTATCCAGTATAGCAACCGGCGTTATTTCGATCATAAGGCGACCCCACTAGCAGTCTCAATCTGCAATGAATCCAGGGCCTTCGTCAACTCACTTTTTATGTCACGGGCTATGCCTTTTGTGTCTGTGGCCTGTGTCTGGATAGTGATAGCGCCAACCTCCACCGACTGACTGACCCGGCGGGAACTATTGGAAATACTAGAACTTGTTACAGAATTGACCGGCGCCATTGCCGCAGACGCTATCTGCGCTGTGGCTGTATCGATTGTGCCAACACTACCCCCAAAAAAGCCTTTTACCTTTTCAAATGGCCTTTTGATCGTGTCCGTTACCCCAGAAACCAGCCCCCCAGCAACGTCAGTGATTCCAGAGATAGCCGTCTTGATCTTTTCTATGATCGCCGCTATGTAATCGTATGCACGAACGAAGGGCGCTGTGATAGCGTCCCAAATGTCCGCCGCTTTGCTGGTTATGGCCGATATAATCGAATCAAACCACTGGGATAGCGAATCAACCACGTCGTTATATATCCCAGCAAACCACTCACCGACGAAGATCGCCGCTTTCCCCAGCACACCAAAAACATCTTTCCAAAATCCTATGAGAAAACCTATAAGGCGTGAAAATCCTTCAACTATGTCATCCCAAAACCCTTCAAAATCGCCGGAAAGCAGCTTCAAAACACCCGAAACAATCGAATACAGCCCCTTGGCCCACTCTCCGATAATGGGCCATTTTTCGGCCAAACGGCCGATCATAGAGTCGTTCCCCTCTACGAAATGTTTTATGTCGTCTGCTAGCAATCCTATGATGGCACCCAGGGCGACAAAGGGCAAAATAGGTGCAGCCATTGTCCACAGCGCCCTTGCGCCCACGAACGCCGCTGGGATCAGCTTGGTCGCAATTGCACCGGCCAGGACCCCAACAAAACCAACCACTAAGGCCGAATGATCCTTTACCCAAAAAACGAATTTATTCATCAATTCCAGGACTTTGGTCATGGTCGGCATGAAGGCGAAAGTGAGCCTGGTTTTCACCAAATCCCAGGATTCCGTCAATTTTAGCTGGGCCTCTTTGAGTTTGTTGGCTCGCTCAACGTTGTCTTTTGACACCCTGCCCAGGTTTTTTTGGGCCGAAACTAGCCGCTCAATCTCCGCCCGCCCCTTGTATAGCGTCGAAATAACCTGTGCATCCGCTATACCTATTTCGGCGAGTGTGGCCTGGGCCGTGGCGTTGTCCATGCCCTGGATAGCGTCCGCTATGTCACCCAACACGTCGATTGCCTGCCTGGATTCACCGTTGGCGTCCCGAATCGACACACCCAACGAGGCAAACGCCTTGGCCGCCGGACCGCCGGAGGCAATCGCAGCTTTCCCCAACGCCATATTAAGATTAGCTAATTGCTGAACCGCTGTTTGTTGGTTGCCCCCCAGGCGCTTGATTGCCCCCCCAAAGGCGTCCAAATCCGAGACGGCGATGCCGGATGCCTCGGACAGCGTCCCCAGGTCGCTAACATAGTCCGCTTGGGCCTCTATCATAGCCTGCAATCGGTGGGCAACCAAGCCAGCCATAGCCACTGAGGCCAACTTAAGCTTATTGAATCCAGCACTTGCAACCTCGGCCGTCTTCTTGGTCTGGGCCTCCAAAGATTGCATAGATTTCTCGGTATCCTCAATACCCTTTTCTATGTTGTTGGTGGCTTCTTGCACAGGTCTGGCGTCAGCCTCAAAAACGTATATCAAGGAGTCTATGATCATCGGTTTTGCCTCTGTGCGGCCTGTATTGCGTTATATTCATTGACTTTATTGATGGTGGCCACCTCCCATAGGTTAATGGCCTCCTCCAAAGTCAACATAGTTTTTAGCTCGGCGTATGTGGCAAGTCCACTTGAGACAATCGCTCCAACAATGGGGCTAACGTTGGGATAATCCAGGACATTGCCTTGTCTAGCAGGGAGTTTGCCAAGCCTGGGCTCCCTGCGGTTCCGAAAAAATTGAAATTATACTCCACCATGTATGCAACTATACCGGCAACCTGCACACCCCCCAGGACGTGATTATCAATCAACGTTGCGTTCACTAGGGGGACCGTTTGTCCGTCGATTTCGACGGCAACATAGCGGAATAAAAGGTCTCTAAGCTCATGAATTTGCGCAATTTCTGCGCTTTTGCTGATAAAAACAGAAGGGGCTCTGGCCTGGAAATCAAGGGCCGCTGTGGCTGGCATCAGCGACAAAATAAACTCTTTCTCGTTTCCGAAAACGTCCTTGACCAAAAACCGCTTAGGATGCAACAACATAGCCTACCCCCACTTAGTAAACGTCCTGGAACGACATAGTATATTCGGATGATTTTAGACTACCAGCAGACGCTATGCCAGGGGCCACGGGGCCACCTGTGATAACGCCGTTGGCAAAAGTCCGAGTCACCCCAGACGGATAAATCACCGTCATTGTTAGGTTATCGTTCGTTGGCACACGCCCCATTGCCGGAGTGTTGGCGATCAGCAGGTGGTTCAGGGCCACGTCACTGGGAGACCCTGGAATCACCGAAAGCTTTGGATTCTTTAGCGAAGTCGTCCCGGCCTTGACCATTGCGCCGTTGCAATTGGCGCTTGTTTCTGCAACCGTGATATTTTCTACGTCTAGCGGATCGGCATCGTGTGCAAAATCTGTGCAGATAATCCCCTGGGGGAATGTCGGCAAAGCCTTGATTATTACTACCGTTCCGGCCGCACTGATATCATGAAAACCAATCATAGCATACCCCCTAGATTAGATTATGCGAACCTTCAATCTTGGACACGGCGTCACCCTTGGAATAGACCACCGTATATTTTACGGCGTATTCTGTGACACCCGATTCGTTCGTAAACTCAACGACTTGCGCATCTGCCCAAAAACCATTGACCTGGATGGCTCGCCATGCCTCGGGGTCACCGGTCAGCTGGGTAATGGCGATTTGTTGTATAGGTGTTATAGTTTTTGCCTTTATGATCGTCCCGTTGACGAGCGCTTGGTCAATGGCCCCCTGAACCACCGAAAGGACCATGCCTTTGCCGTCGGTGTTTGCTGGTATTTTGCCCACTGACAAAAACAGGGACATCAAATCAGCCTTTACTTTGGCCTTGAACCACTGCTCGTTGGCATGAACACTCATGGTCAACGGGGCCGACGCTGGGCCGCACAAAACGCCCCGCTGGAAAAATGAAATCTTCTGACCGGCTGTAGCGGTCTGGCCATAATAGTTCATTCGCATAGCGTCATAGGTATCAGCATCTATGTCTGACATAACATCAGGATGCCAAGTGACCCCAGGCTGCCGGTACATATAATTGATCGTAGCATTTTTACGATCATAGTCCGTCGCTGCCATAATCGCCATCGGCAGAGCCTCTTTGAACTCCCCGGGAACGCTAGACAATACCAGGGCGCACGAGGCAGTACCGATCAAAGCCTCTGAGAGCCGCGCCTCGTCATAGTCGCCTTCCTCCCCAGCCACAGCACCAACAACCAGCATATATTTGACATTTTGTGCTGACACATAGCTTGCGAGTGACGCTATGTCGGACAAAGTCGCTGTGCCAAACATACCCAGGAAACAGGCCGAACCAAACGAATCTGTTACGTTTTCGGCGATTTGGAACGCCTCCAACGGCGTCTGGGCATCGGCCCCGGGGCTTTCCACGTCCGGATCGTCAAATCCTAGCAATTGGCATAGGGTTCCGGTATCTGCAATCAACGCCCCCTGTGCGCCGTTCTTCAATGATTCCAACACGTAACGCTTGTTGGTTGCGTCATAAATCACTTTGGCGCCGGTGTCCGCCGCAACCGCCGTGGTGATTGCCCCATTGATAACACCAAGGGCTGCGGCTAGGTCTGCGGCCTCGGATATGTCAATGCCCGTCAGTGTATAGGATTTGCCGTCAATGGTTAGGTCCATAGTTCCGGCATCGATAGCCTTCAAATCCGCATAGCCTACCGACGTAGGTTTTGCATAGATTCTTGAAGGCCTGTCTTCACTCACCCAGGCGGCAAATTGCAGCTCGGGGGCCTGGGACGCCGGGGATGGGCTGATATACGAAAAATACTGATTGGCAAAACTGGCCTCGGTACTGTCGGGGCCGAAAAAGTCCCCGGCCCCACCAGGAGCAACCGAAACTATAACCCCAGGAATCAACAAGGGATTATCGACAAACACACGCCCAACCAATTTTTGTTGGGCTACCCCACCCCCACCTGCGACGGCCGAAGTGATTTCGACATAACGACTCATACTTATTGGCATAGTGCCTCCTATATCCGCTTTATGTCAGCGGTCGCACTTTCTATGTTACCAGTCTCCAAGCCTAGGGTCAATTCGTGGACAAAAATACACGTAAAGTTTGGAATTACTTCGTATTGTCCCCGCTCATTCTCGATGGTAGGCACGACCATGGCCCCAGGCCGTTGCACACCCACCTGTTTTTTGCGCATAGATTCCAGGAATTTCTGACTAGACAAGACCATATGTAGCTGTCCCAATCGGTCTGCCGCAGTTCGCTGGGACATGTGGTAATTGGGCGTAACCATTACAGAAAATTGATATTGACTTTGGACTAATTGCTTGATCGTCTCTCGGCTACCCTGTGTCCGGAAGGACCGCATCCCCCAGCCGTGCATAACCTGACCAATACGCCAAAAATATACGCCGTCGGTCCGGCCTTGGGGGGTCGGTTGGTTACCTGTAATGATGGGAAGGTCCCACCAAGACGGCAAAACATCCAGTAACGATTGGCGAATTGCTTCATCTAGCGCCTTGTCAGTCACTGTCCTAACTCCACCAAAATAACCTCTTTCCAGCCGTTCACAGTCCAATCTGTGACACTAACTATGTCAAATTTTATGCTGCCTCGCTGCATATAATCCGCACCGCTGCCACGAGACACCCCGCTAAGGGCGTTAGACGTCCAAAAGGTCCACGTTCGCCGTGTCTCATCAATGCCCAGCGCCTTGACTTTGTTAGCACTTATCGGTTGCATCTGACCAAAAACAACAACCCCGGAGTGATAAGAGCTTACCCACTCCCCCCTAGCGTTCTGTGTCCGGTTTTTATACCTATACCACGTCAACTTTTCGCCACCAACGGCCCGAAGTGCTTTATTTAATAGGTTATTTGCCAACTTCTATCGCCTCGCCATCCGTCTGAACTTGGTGCGTTATAGTATTACGCATCGTCCACGTATCCGTTAGGGGCTTGGTGCCTCGATTACCTCGCAACCTACGCTGTGCCAACGTATATTCTGCCAGCGCCGGTTCTGTGACATCATCAATGGCTATTTTTATGTCAGCCGTAACAGTAAACCCTAGTATTTCCAAGCCTTTTGCGAAGTCAACCTTGCCCTCTGCGGCGTTTTTCATGACCTGCGCCATCATAGCGGCCCATTTGGTTTTCTGTGCTTCCGCCGTTGGTCGCAGAAAGGGCCTAGCCGGTATAATCACAACACCGCCCCTGCGGTTTGTATGCGTGGCGCCGTATTCGTGTATAGACGCCACATAGGCCGTCGAAACCTCGCCTAAAACGCCCCCAGTTTTGGGGTGACGCCTAAGGTGTTTTTGTGCTGGAAAATACCCCACGGCCATTTTTGTTCGCTTGAAATCCTCCAATGCTTTTATTAGGTTGGGATAACCTTCCTTGGTCCGTTCAACGCTCATCGACGCCCCCCAACTTTGGTTATGGCTGCCCTTTCAGGCAGCCCCCCAACATAGGTTTTAGCCGGTCGGCATTGTTTTAGCATAGCCAAGGCCAGGGCCCCGTATTTTGTCCCCAAAAATGACATAGACCAGGGATCAGTGTCCTTTGGCGCAACATAGGAAACAGACACAGCGCCCACAGATGCAGACTGTGTAACCCCTATGTCGGCCCCAGGGTCTTCCTGCCCATCCCCAACCAATAACAGCAAGAGATGGGCAGTCAATAACATCCAAATCCGCAAAGAATTCTTGCACTTGCCAAAATTCGCTAAACCTTTCGCTGTGTCAGCGTTAGCCAGCACCACCGAGTCAGGGTAGGTTACGGCGTCAAATTGCGAAAAAGCAAGTCTAAAATCCGAAAGCGGAAATGAATCCATGCACTTACCTCTTTTTCTTGGCCTTGGTGCCACTTTTCTTGACAAACTCTTCATCAGGTGCCTGGGCCATGTCCCCCGGGGGGGCCATCGATTCAGCCACCCGATCCGCAATCATTTCACGTTTGTCAACAACGAAAACGCCCTTTTTGACCTTGGCGATGAACGACGGATGCCCTTGAATATATTCAAGATCGTCGTCCTTTACGGTGGTCATTACGCCCTTAGGGGTCAATAAATTGCGTGTTGACACCCCGGCGCCACCCTCGATGGTCAGCCTCTTCCCGTCGGGCAAAATGAACGTATAGCCAACGGGCGCCGTAGAATATACAAATGCCATAAACTATAACCTCCTTTATTTATTCAGTTACTGACACTTCGGACCGGACAATGGCCCAGGGCCTGACAACAATCACACCGGCGGTTGCGTTGGCAAAATCTTCAACATATTCCTTGACTTCCTGTTTTGACCCGATCGCAAAGAAACGGGCAGGAACCGCCTGGATCAGTGTGGCGTCCACTATGTCCGATTCGTCCAGATTCGCAACACCTTCGACGATCAGGTAGCACACGTCCGCCCCGTCAGCACCGGCCCCAACGAACCCAGGAACGTATTTTACACGCAAATTCGGGTAGTTATCGGTCAACCACTGCTTGAAGGACAACTGCCCAGACGTGTTGTACATGTTCATGATCCCGCGGTAGCCAGTGGGCAGCACAAACACAAACTGTGCATCATCACTGAGCGCAGTCCCCATTTGTTGATCAAGTAGGTTGCGTAATGCCGTGAATTCGTTCACCAAATTCTCAAAAGTGGTGTTTGCCCAATTGACCGTGGTGGTTCGCATAGCACTTAGGTTGGGATCGTTCAACAAACCGTATGTCAAGGTTCCCGCTAAACCACGCATGCCGACCAAATTCCTTGAAATATCAAGGGATTCTGCCGCAGCTCGCCGCTTCTCATTGGCCACGTCATAGCCCGCAGCAGACAGGCGATTACCCTCCAAATAGCCGACAGAAAAGCCCTGCTCGAATCGTGCCACGGCTCGTTCCTCGACGCCGGGGTTACCACCGGCCAGGGGGATATTTCCGCCGTCGCTGTAGCGCTCGGCTCGGCCAAAGCGTTCAAATACCCGAATTTTCAGCTTTTCATCCTGGAACTCACCCACGGTTGTGATACCGGCGATCTCGTCGATATCATTAGGTGTAGTCAATGCACGAATCGTGCCAGCCAGCCAGGTGGTTAGGGCTGACTCAGGGATACCGCCGTTGGCAACGGCCGGCCCAATCAGGGCCGAGTCCATCGCAGAAAAATTCATCCCGAGCTGTGCTAGATCAGCATAGGATGCTTTTTTCTGTGCTGTGAGATATACCGGCCCCCGGCTTTTGACCTGCCGACCGGTCATGTGGAACTTGACTTCGGAAGTGTCGAAACTCATTGCATTTACTCCTTTTTTTTACGTCCTGGGACCGGTCAAGGTCACCAACGCCAAAACATAGCCATCACCGTCTGGAATAGACGGAGTATGCCGATCAAATACAGCGGTAGGCACCTGTGCATATACCTCGGTTGGGTCGTCACTATCGCCAGAATCGGGCGACGTAATCAGCTCCCCATCCGCTGTATAATATACCGGCTTACCCAATTCCGCTGGAACATCAACGCTTTCCCCGTCAGGACCTGGGGTCGGTGTCCCCTGGAATTCACACGGACCAATGTCCCATTTGCCCCCCTCGGGGGATGGCCGGGGCCTGCCCATGATATCAACCGTTACCGTGGGGATATCCACACCCGCGTCAATACATGGGGAGTCCGGTTCCAGATCGCCGCCGTCACCCAGTTTGGGGTCCGCGATAACAGTCCCGACCTCGGCCCAGTTGCCAACAAATCCAGCGTTGCAGTCATAAACACAGTTGTTGTTTGCCGTGGCTGTGACGGCTCCGTCAATGGTCCCCACGGTCCCGAGGCCTATGAATATGTTGTTATTTACGTCAACATTGCTATACGGGGTTTTGATCGCCGTGACCAGGGTATTGGGTCCGCCCAAGCGCATAAACAGGTTGTGCGCAATTAGCCCACCGGTGGTATTGACGCCGTCGGACAGATCCAAAAACACAACATTTTTGTCACTCAGGAAAAACATGTTGTTGATTATGTCAAGCTGACCGCCCGTACCAGGGGTCGGCCCTTCGATGGCCAACAGTGTGTCAGCCTCTATGCTGCTGCGATGAATACCGACGACTGTCTCGGGGCCGATTTGTGCGAACACCTCGGCAGTCTTAACATTCTCCATGTTGCAATCCAGCACCGTCAGGGACGCTGCCTTGTCCAGTTTCAGTATTTCATTAGTTGTCCAGGGGCCGTCCGAGGCCTCGCAACTGTCCAATTTTAATACACTTCCAGGGGCCTTACCCTCGGCAATCAGCCAACCGGTCCCGGCGGTGGGTCGAAACCTCCACCCACTGACTAGCAGGGCCACGGGGTGAGTGTCGCCCCACGCAAAAATGGGGAGGTCCTCTGCCTGGGATGCGGCAGGGGCCAACGTAGGCCTGGCGCCGTTGGCCACGTCAAATTGAATGTTGGCCGGGGCGGTGGAACCCATCGTCACAGGGGATACCGCGTAGGTCGGTGCGATGATGCAGTTGTCGGCTGCTATGATTTTGACATAGTCCAACTCCCCGAAATCAATCAATTCATCGTAAATTTCATCATCGTTAATGGTGATGGTAGACCATTCACCGGACGATCCGCTGGAGGTGCCTGCGATGGCCGATGCGATAGAGGGATAGGCTCCATCGTCACCGCTTTTTTTTACAATCAGGTGTGTTGCCATTAGTCACCCCCTCCGTCAGCCGGGACCCAGGTTTTACCGATCTTTACTCGGACCCAAGCGGTCCCCATTGTCATGAACTCACCAGGTCTTCCGGGCTCTAACAGGCCGTTTTCATTAGC